TTTAAACCTTAAAATGCATCGAGGTTTTCCTGATAGGTTCCACTGATCTTGTCGTAGAGCAAGGTCGTTTCCCCCTGAGTGCCAACCCACCGATGGCGGCACTTCCAAACCGCAATCTCCACATACCCTGCCTGCATGTTCCGATGCACGGTAATCCCGTTGTCGGTCTTCGCCCACCACGCCATCGATCCGGAAATGCTCATGCCGTCCGGTCGCGGCTGCTCCACACCTGCGCGATTGATCTTCGCAGGGTGAGCCACAAACCAGCAGTGTAGGTCGTAGGTCTTAACGAACTTCTGCACCCGTGTCAGCATCTGCGAGATTGCATCGGTCTCAGTGGTCTCGCGGTGCAGGTCAATGTAGTTATAGGGATCGATCACCAGCCCACGCACACCCATACGCTTTACGGCGATCTTTACCCGATCCAGTATTGAGTCAAGGGTCGAGGGTTCTTCGCCCTGCGTGTCGATGAAGATGAAGTGATCATTTACCCATTTAAACGCTTCGTCCGCCTCCAGTTGGGTCATGCGGTTTTTGCCATCGAAGAATCGTTTCTTTGTGTAGATCTCCATCAGTCGGGAGATATGGATCTCCGGTTGGTTCTCGAAGCTGCAAACGGCGAATGTCCATTCATTGTCGCGGGCGAGGTTGACCATCAGTTGATCAACGAAGTTGGATTTGCCGTGCGATGGGTATCCGGTCACCACCGTAAGCTGAGCGGGCGCTACCGTGTAAACGCCATCCACCGATGAGTAGCCCGTGCTGGTTCCCTTTCCGGTTCCGCGTGTATAAAGGTTGTTTAAACGGTCGGCGTAGTTGGACGCCTCGCTCAGTCCCGAGATGGGGTAAGGTTGTGCAGCAACAAGGACTGATTGAACTTCATTCGGATTGCTGAGGTACAGCTCGTTTAGATCTTTGGTTGGGAATTTGGCAAGGCGGCACTTGTCTTTTCCAATGCGTCGGGCCAGCTCCTCCGCCAACGCTTGACCGGCCTCGTCCTGATCCGTGGCAAGGATCACATATGGTGCAGCAACAAGGAACTCTTCGGCATTCCAAACGTAGCTGAACCGCTTGTCCTCCTCCGGTTTGACGCGACCGTCTGCCACCTTAATCGGCGCACCGGATGGTACTGAAACCACATTGCTTATGCCTGCCTCCATCAAGGTTAAACAATCAATCTCACCCTCCACGATGATGATTGGCTTCCCCTTCTCCAGAAGATCCAGACCAAAGAAATCATGCGCACCTCCCGCATCTTGTGTAAACGCTTTCTCCGGAAAGCTCCTGTACTTCACCGCCACCAACTTACCTTCTCGGTAGTAGGGGAACCCAATCGCTTCGGAGTTGCGGTCAAGCTTGGCGAAAAATTTGTTTGCCGCGAACAGCTTCATTGCGTCTGCTGTCGCGGGGCTGATACCTCTTTGCAACAAGTACTGATAATGCTCATGTCCTAAATTGGACTGATCTACTCTAATGGCTTGAGGCACTGTGCGCTCCTTAACAAGGGTTAGCTTCTTCGGTTGAGTGGATCCATGCGCAGAGCAATGGTGACAGTGGTACACGATTGCACCGTCAGGTGTCTCCGACACCTTCATATCTTTTGCATGGGTTTTTTTACGGTCGGCGGAGCAGAATGGGCAAACCATCCTCCCACCATTTGGGACTGCGTCGATCATTTAACACTTTCGCCAGATAGTTCATGGCGGCTTGAGAATGTAGCTTTCCATTCACCATTGTTAAATACATACACATTGATTAAACAATCATCCTCATACACATCGATACTCTGCACATTTTTATTTATTATTTTGCAATAAGCAATTGCGCCAATCATGTCAGCACAGCTAAAAATTGGTAAACGCAGAACCGCCAAATTATTGCCAAAATAATAAGTGAAGTTATTTATTTGACACTCCAATAATTCTTGTTCATCTCCACAGTAAGAATTTATTTTATAAGCAATCTGTAAATTCATTTGACTAGTCATTTAACACCACCGGATGAGGTTCGTTTAAAGCTGCGATTTGAACTGGCAGGCTTTGCTCGGAGGTTGCTCCGCGCAGATGTGCCGCCCTTACTCAATGGCTTGGTGTGATCAACATCCTTGCCATCACCCTTGTGAACCACGCCCTCCTTTGTCAGAAGGCGGCGGGCTTTGTTGCGCTGCGCTCGATCAAGCTTTGCTTGTGGCTGCGAATGATAGTTGTCATACTCTTCACGGTAGTTTCTGGTCATGATTTTCTTTCTTACGTTTTGCGATTGCCTGACAAAAAACAACGAAGCATTCGGTGCAGCAAAACTGCTGTGCGTGCCGCTTAGGTTTAAACAAAACCCCGCAGTGCGTGCAGCTCTTCACTTGAATTTCCTTAAAGCATCTTGCTCAACAACATAGCCAACGCCATGCCCAAGGTTTCTTAAATTCTGCTCCTGAATTGCATCTTCAGATCTGACGTAGCCAATGAAGTCAACGGTGTCACCATCAACAATTCCCAGCACATAAATGTTCACCTCGGTGACCGGCTTGTCAACGTGAATAAGCAGTCTACCAGTCTTGTATCGGGTTGCCTTCACATCAACTTTCAAACCCGTTTTTGTAATTAAATCTGCACCGCCTTTGCGGGGGTGAACAGAGAGGTCGGGGTAAAGGTTGAACTGTTTTCCAAAGGCCATCTCCGCAAGGATCCCGTCGCGGTCGATCTGTATGGGATCTTGGTTCCCCATCTGCTTATCCCCGACATTGTTCTGCCTCGCTGTAGTGTTCCGCATGACCGCCAACATCAACGCGATGGCGGATTCGGCGGGAGACATTTGAATCACTGTTTGTCCTTTCAGCATCGTTACAAAGCCCCGTTGGGGGCTGTTTACATAATTTCACCCAAAGACCCCCCTTCCCCAATGAAGGGTGCAGGAAGGATTGGTTTCACCGCCTCACGGCATCTGCATGTTAGGTTGCCCTAACCCCTGTGCTTGCAGATTCGACCAGCACCACGGACTGTTGAGGGTAGTTGCCCCGCGCCTTTACGCTTACCGTGTAACCCTTTTCTTCCACGCCGTCAGGTTGAACTCTTGCTATCGTATGGAGTACGGCTGCGTCGAAAACGAAAAAAGCCGTTACAACTGCACTGGGTCGTTCCCCTCTTGCGAGGGCCAATGCATGTGTAACGGCTTTCATTGTTGCGAACGACTACAACAACTTCACTATAACATAAACGGCTGGGGACTGCCTTGCAAGGACGGTTCTAGTAACGGCGAACCACAATCCCCATGCGTGTTGATGTTGGTACTCGCTGCACTGACTGACCGCCGTTCCGCAATCCCCTGTATCAGCATCCGCTTTTCCAACGCAGCAATGATGCTACAAAATGCGAACAGTTGAACTAGGGGTTTACACTTATTGCATGTACGGTGATTTCTGCTCTTGGATTGGTTTTGTCCAAGTGCCAGTAACAGTGACGCTCTTTCACCTGACGGTCGTTCTTGTATATACAACCCTGCATCAAATCCAAGATGAGGCTTTCATCCAAGTCGGGCCTGCGCGATGCGTAGTGGATGTGCAAGGTTACGCATAAATCCCCTTCAAGTAGTGGGGTTATTACGGGGCATTGCTGGCGGAACATTTCGCTGTAGCTCAGCGCCTTTTCACTCTTGATGAGGCGGGACATGCCTCCGAATCGGACAACCCTCCTGCTGTTTGCCTTGCTTGCTGGCTCACCCAAAATAAAAAAAGATATCGGTTTATTTTTTGGTGTACAATCAATATCGTCAGAGTCGGGAAGCATATACAACCTTTGGAGAGATGATGAAAGTTACCAACAAGTACGGATTACCCGAGGCCCTAGTGAGAGCATTGTCGAGAGACGAGTACACCAAGGGCAAGAGCGATTATAGTGTTACGGGTCTGTTGACCCCGCCCAAGGTAGCACTGTTGCGCGAACGTTACCAAGATGAGATGGAGATGGACGTGTCCGAAAAGATGTACACGTTCCTTGGCACAGCGCTGCACAACGCATTGGAGAAGACCCCGATGCCGGAGAATTGCACCTACGAGGAGCGTCTCTTCACCACCGTGGATGGCACATCCATCAGCGGCGCTATTGACATTCAAGAGAAGACCCCGCAAGGGACTGTGGTGTGGGACTACAAGGTCACCTCAGTTTGGTCTGTCATGCGAGAGAAGACCGAATGGATTGAACAACTCAACATGTACAAGTGGTTCGTGGAGACCGTGAAAAAAGAGAAGGTCTGCGGATTGAAGATATGCGCGTTCCTGCGGGATTGGAGCGGCAACGGTCGCGGCGAGGATTACCCCGAATCCTCCATCGTTATTGTCGATATCCCAATGTGGACTTCAACGCAGGCGGAGACATTTGTCCGTGATCGTTTAAATGATCACAAGTTTGCGCAGATGGCACAGGATTTTGGTGACGAGCTACCGCCTTGCACCAATGAGCAACGCTGGATGTCGGAAACGACATTCGCCGTAAAGAGAGAGGGTCGCAAGACTGCGATCCGTGTATTAACCGATGCAGAAGAAGCCAAAGAGATGGCAGTAAAGGAAAACGGATATGTCGAAGTTCGACTCGGAGAGCCGCGCCGCTGCGCTGGAGATTATTGCGGGGTCAGTAAGTGGTGCAACCAATACCAAGGAGAAAAAAATGAATCAGTCTGATTTGCTGAAGATTAACGTTAACGAGCATACGGAGAAGAAGAACGGCCTCACCTACCTTTCGTGGGCGTGGGCGTGGGCGGAGGTGCTGAAGGCTGACCCCAAGGCTAACTTCAAGGTCGAGATGTTTGACGGTACACCGCTGATGATGGTCGGTGGTTCTTTCATGGTGTGGGTGACCGTCACCATGTTTGGCAAGCCCGTAACCTGCATGCTGCCTGTGCTGGACTACCGCAACAAACCCATCATTGCGCCGAACGCATTTGATGTAAACACATCCATCATGCGCTGCCTTGTGAAGGCTATCGCTATGCATGGACTTGGTCTGTACATCTACGCCGGAGAAGACACCCCCCCCGATGAGGATGAGGTAAAGGCTGAGGTTGAGGTAAAGACGGGGCCAAAGAAGGAACACCGCCCGCGCATCAATGAGGTCACCGAGTGGGACAACAGTGATGCCTCACGCGAATTATTTGCAGAGGGGATGATTCAGTTCACAGCCACCTGCAATTCACTTACCGAGTTGAGCGGCTATTGGTCAGCTAACCATTTGCAGCTTGATTCGTTAAAGCGCACACACCCCGCGCTGTATGAGAGGGTGCTAACAAAGTTCTCCGAGTTGAAGAAATCATTTCAAGGATAAACCATGGCAACAGAATTTAAACCATACCCCGACGGCGGTCAGCTATTTGCATCGCCCACAAAGACCAACCCCAAGTCTTCGGACTACTTTGGCGAGATTGCAATCAACCTTAAGGACATGACCGCCGTGCGGATCGAGGATGGGCTGACCATCTTTAAGCTTGGCGGATGGAAGAAGGTATCAAAAAGCGGTAAGACCTACCTGTCGCTGGCGGTGAGTCGCTATGTGCCGAAGAACGAGTCGCCTGAACCACAGCGTCAGCAGGATCCCGACTTCCCCGAAGAAGATCTGCCCTTTTGATATGCCCTTGCAATTTGAGTGCAGGAAGATAGCGTTAAAGCAAGACCGTACCGGCTTTATTTTGACGTTGGCTCTACACCCCGATGAAATACCCGAAGAGCTTCTGCGGGATTTTGTTGGGTCACGCTATGGCTGCGCGTTGGTTCGGATCAAGGATGACGAATCCCCGACCGACTACAGCAATCGCGTTAAACAGGCGGGGATGCTTTGCCGTCACCCCGACTTTCAACGGTTCATGCTGGACAGTTATGCGCCAAACAAACTGCCACTAACCGAGGACGAGACCGCAGCTTTACTGTGCAGGCTCTGCGACATTGATTCACGCACGCAGCTAAACGGAGATGTAAACGCCAAGCAACTGTTCGATGACCTGATGCTTGAATATAACGAATGGAAACTACATGCCTTCTAACAAACTGAAAGCATTCATTACCTACCTCGATGAGGAAGACCACGCTCGATTGAAAAAGTTTGCCAAGTCGCAGGACATGACTATGGCGAAGGTGATTCGGGAGGGTGTCCTCATACGCCTTTCCGGAGATAGCCCCTACATCGCGGGGTTCAACGATGGGCTTCAAAAGGCAGAAGATGTTATGCGAAACAACGCTGCATCCGAGATGAGATTTCCCAGCGGACTGTCCTTTGGTGAACTCATCGCTAATGAGTTATTTAAACACTATATGAGGGTGCAGACATGAAAATGCTGTCGGGCGACCGTAACCAATGCCAAGGGTGCAAACAGTATTTCAACAGCAGCGGTGCGTTTGACAAACACCGAACCGGTGAGCATGGATCAAATCGGCGCTGTAGAACCCCCGAAGAAATGATCGAAAAAGGGATGAGCTTAAACAAGGACGGCTTTTGGATATCCAAAAAAATGAACGTCGCATATTTGGAGAGCATCAGATGAGATATATCGCAGATCTTTTTGCTTTGGTGGGTCTTGTGTCCACCATTCTTGTGGTGGGTTTTTACATGGGGTATGCCCATTACTGCCCACCATGCCATAGCCTCGCATCAATATTTACAAAGGAATGCAAATGAACTGGAATCCATTTAAACGTACATCCGCGACTGAGTCGCTTCAAAATTGTCTTAAAGACATTGATTCTTTACGCGCGGTATGGGCAGATTTATTGCACTCACAAAGACTGCTTGAGTTGCGAGTGAAAGAGTTGGAAAGCATGCGGGTAATTGATCCTGAACCAAAGCAGGTTGGGGTCGATGAAAGCAAGTTGCTGAAGAAGCTTGCCGATGAAAAGAAAGCTCATGCACGTACATATGCGCGGGAGTATTACTACCGCAAAGCGGCAAAAAAGCCATTAATGTCAGAAACTAAACTGACATTAAATTTCAAAAAACGTAAAAACAGCAAAGAAGATGCGGATAAATCTTTGGGATGATAGTTGTTTTCTTAATGCACAAACAATCACTAAATCTTAAAGGTTCGCATGAAAGATTTATTTAAACGATTGTTATCTACACCATCCCCGCTGGAGATGGCAGCGCGAGAACTAGTGCAAGCGCAGCGGGCCAAGCTGGAGGCTGAGTCTGCGCGGGAGTACGCCCATGTAATGGTTTGCTACAACGCAGACCGCATTTTGCGGTTGCAGGATCGGCTTAACGAGATGAAGGAGCAAGTATGACAATGAGAGATATTGACGAAGAACTCTACGAGTTGTGGTGTTCGAGACGCGTTATCAACTGTTTTTTGGCTGAAGGAATTTATTCCCTTGAACAACTGCTTACTTACTCAGAGCAGGAGTTGAACAAAATTCCAAACTTTGGGCGTAAGTCGGGGCGGGAAGTGGTTGAAGCGTTGGCGGCACGGGGACTTAAGCTGCGCGACCACAACACACCGCCGCCATCACGGCCACTGGAGCAAGCCAAGCACCATCTTATTGCCCTGTTGGGCGCAAGTGTGGATGCACAGCAAGCTGGATGAATGGATAGATGAACAACTGAAGAAGGAGCAAGCATGAACATCGAAGAATTGAAATTGGTGCTGGACACTATCCGGCAACTGTCGGGGGATGCAAGCACTGCGGCCTACTGGTACTTTGGTTTGGAGTTTGCCAAGTTTGTGATTGGCGGTGGTGTTGGTGCTTGGCTGGCATTTACCATTATCAAAATAGTGGCTAAAGCGGCAGGAATAGACCAAGACGAAAAGTTCATGCGTGAATGCCGTGACGCGCTAGACACTGGTATGCGTGGGTACTTGGATGATGATGAGCGTGTAGCAACGCAGCAAGCCATCCGCAAACTGATTCAGGAGCGCAAGCAATGAAAGAAGATACTACACCCATCGACCCCACATGGATGGCAAAGACCGGCGGCTATGCCAAGGACATGACC